TGAATTGTTAGATTAGTTGTATCTATGAATACTTCACCATTTGGGTTATTACCCGCACTAGCTGAAGATAAACGCAGATCATCTGGATCGACAATTGTAGGCATTTAATTTCTCGTGGCTTGAAAAGACCAAGCCCTACGCCCTTATAGGGCATTGGTTATTATGTGGTTCGAGTTATATCTTTTACTACTTTGACCTTTCCAAGCAGCAAGGTTTGTACAACCCCAGAGTCATTGACTTGTTGTACGTCGTAATTATAGGTCTGAGGAGTAATGCTTGTGGTGGTTGCAGCGGAAGCAGTAAGAGTAACTTCGCCTGCAGAAGCTGAAGCTCCGGTAGGCGAAACAGTTACTTGAAGTGCGCCAGGATCTGCATCATCAACATTATCTTTGAGAGTCCAATAGTATGTATACCCGTTAATATCTACAGGATTACTACCAGAGGTAATGGTTAGTTTGAGAGACCAATCGTCTCCCCGAACTAAAGGGTCTAAGTCTTTTGCGGTGTATGCCATAGTCAGTCAGATATATTCTTTGTTCGGGATGAACGATACTTTACTTATGAAAGAATTATATCAGGGCACACCTTCGTTGTCAAGAATTATTTTTCAATCGTGAAATACTAACACCATACTGCTGTAGATGTTCGAGTTTTCCTAGATCGTATGCGAGAGAGAAAGCATTGAATCCTCCTGTTTTAACACGAGCCCACAAATCATCTGCTTCCTCATCGTGAGATTGAAGTACCCAAATAGCATAACACTTACTATTATACTTCTTCTCGTAGTTTACATCTGTAAATCCAAGATTTTCCGCTTGATAGTCTACTGATATTTCTCGCTCTACAATAGCAGGAGCGGAGTACTTTGCAGACCATACAAGCTCACCGTCTGCAAAGTCTTCTGCACAGCACTCGTCAGGAAGATAGTCTATTCCTTCGTCTGTTTTTTGGGGTACTCCGACTCTTCCGATAAGCCCCTTGACAAACGCGGGTGAACGAAAGAGACCGGAGGCGATTTCTGCGATAGAGTCACCTGATAAGAATCGCTCAACTGCTTCCCGTACTTCTGCATCTGTAGCTGCTTTTCCTCGATTCTGCTTTTTACGAAGCGCACGAAAAGAGACTTTATCTTCGTAATCATCAATGATTCTCTGAAGGCGGGTGGTATTGTACGCTATGTTCAGAATACTGCATGCTTCCTTTTTGGAAATCGGAGTTTTGTCGTTCAGCAAGTTTATCACTTTCTGAATATTGGCTTCTGATAGGTTCTCGTGGTCCTTCTTCTTCAGTCTTCTCATTTACGTCCTCTGGTTCATATGGGCGCTCGAGAGGATTATCGCTCTCATAGCGCAAATCTTTACGGTTCTTGTTGAAAATACGATCCCAGTTGTCTTCAAATACTTTTCGCTCTAATTTAGGATCAACGGGTCTTCTCTTACTTCCCTTGCTCACGTGGGTCATCTCCTATCATCATGCGGAGGTACCAGATTGCTTTCTGTACGTCCTGTCTTTTATTCTGTTTATTCTTGCATCTCCAGATATACTTGAACGCATTCAGATGACAATACTCTTCAAACCCTTCAGCAGAAGTAATTTGTTTCATTGCATCAATACATTCAACATCTGCACGTTTATAGTGTGCGGGGCTATTTACAGGATCGTGCACTACTCTTGCTCCCTGTTCTGCTTTACTTGGCCCTACCCAATATACTCCATCGTCGTCTTGGCTCATAATAAAACTTTCCTTTCAATAATTGTAGATCGTATAATATCTACGTGCTTACCATCATCCTTCTGTAGGACTAGCCTATCGGATTCTGGATTATCATGTATAACTTTACCGGAGGCGATTAGTTCGGCTCCGGTTTTCCAATGTTTATATCTTACTACTATCTTCATGTTTTAAAAGGATCTATGCGAATAGACCCATGCACAGCATTTCTTATGTTTGTACTCCAATCCTTGGGCTTTCCTCTTGCATGAAACCCATGTACGTTAGCAATTATTAAAGTGTTTGCAGGACAAACAATATCTTGCATTTTTAACCCATAAGACTCTAACTCTGTTTTTGATATTCTTAAAGAGCCTTCTGCATGGTCTGGCATTTTCCAGTCTGGAATAGGTTGATTACTTGTAATTTTTACAGATTCATTATACCAAAAATTTAATATATCTAAGTTTTCAGGATTACAACTACCTGGAGAGTAGTTTAAAGGGCCGTGCTCTAAAGTTACTTCTTCAGGAAAATACCACCACTTTAAGGAAGGTGCAAATATGTCTGCATGATAAAAATACTGTGAGTCTTCTCCATCATCCGTTAAAACGTGTCCTTGTGAGCCTTGGTTTAATCTTTGAATAAATGCAGTATTCATAAACTGATCTTCTGCACTTAACATGATTGTATTTAATACTAATTCTTTTATGTCTTCAAAATAAGAAGCAATGCTACTATTATAGAGCATAGTTGCACCTGCTTTATTAACACTAAGAGGGCTAGCGTTAGCCACAGAAACTATTTCATCTACTATAGTATCCGTAAAAATATCATTATATCCTACAATACCAAGTGTTAAATATTCTTCATCCACTCCTCGTATTCTGCAAGCCTCCGCTGCATACAAAAGCCTAAAAATTTCTAAACCTCTTCTCATACATTTTTCATTGTCTAATGGAGATACGTTATATCTTTTATATATTGACAACGGTATTTCTGTATTCAGAGATCCAATAATTAGTGAGCAGATTTGCTCTAATCTATCATCATAGTTTTCTAACTGCTCGAGCTCTTTTAGCAGACGCAATTCTTCATCTGTATACTCATTCGTAGTTTCTGCAAACTCAGAGAACTTAATCATTTATCAAACTCTAGTGATACGCGAGTCGTATGAAGCGAGCTCCGGTACCCACCAATCGGGGACTGGTCTGTGACTCCAAGATGCGAAGGTAGCTTTATCCAAGTGATAGTACATCCTGTAGCTACCAATAGGGTCATCGTAGTCTTTGAGTTCATCCGGCATTGCCAGCCCGAACTCAGTAAACCCAACCCGTTCCATATTCTTCGGGTCAGGAAGTTTGTTAATAACTTGCCAAAAGGATTTGTGCTCCTTTCCATATCTATATCTGTATTCCTCTGCTAATGCGTGTGCATAGCACCATGTCCATTCGTAGTTGTCTAACGAGGATCGTGTCCAAATTGTGCTTGGATGATTATACATCATGCCGAGGTAAGGAGTAAGATTGCGCTCTTCTGGTTTCAGTGGCTTTTCAATCTTTTTGTATTCGTTGAGTACTGCACTCTCTTCTTTATCGAGTGCACGAGGTACGAAACCAAGAAGCTCGTCAACCCAGATTGCTGTGCATAGCAACTGGGCAGCTTCGAGTATCATCTTGTTTACGTGCTTGTCTACGTGCGCTTCTGCACACTTGTCTAAATCTTCGTCAAGGTAAAATAAGTTCATGGTGTAATTATACCTGTAATGAATATAAAAGTCAAGTATTATTTATAGTTACGTTAGGAATAACCATCTTCTTTTTACTAGGAGGCCCATTGCTTACTTGTTTTTGTATCATCTTTGCTTGAGCTGCATCTCGCTGAGGCCAGTGCAATTGATTACCATATTCTTCGTAGTGTAATAACTGCACTCCATCAGGATCATGAGTATCCATATACAAAGTTTTAAATACTACTTCGTACATTTGAAAAAATATCTGACAGGCTTTTTGGCCTTCTTCTGCACTATGCCAACTGTGAAAAGGCATCCACACAGGTTGAGATATTCTACATACATCTACTATTGTCTTCCGTAGATATTTCTCATCCAACTCCATTGCTACTCGTAACCGCTGACCTCCACATATTGGGTACCAAGTATCAATTACAAGAAAAGGAGAAACAAATCCGTGTTTCCTTACGCTTTCTAAAAGTTGATCGTTTAGTGGAATGTTTGGGATTGCTTTTCTGTTTACGGGACTATTTAGTAGATTCCATAAACTAACTTTTGTCCAGTAATGCATAGGCCAAGACCTTTCCAGTAGTTCTTGAGCTTTTTGTTTGGGTATTCTAGCAAACAGTGCCATTATTCTGTACCTTCTTCGTGTTCTTTCTTTTTGTTTAAATACGTTTTGTTTTCGTGCTTACGTGGGCCTTTACCTGTCCACATATAGGTTCCTTCTTGAAACTCCCAATCCATCTGTAGTTGAGTAAACGGAAAGAAAGTTGCTTCATCTTTAAACTTTACATAGCTCAACAGAAGAGCAATCTGATCTACAAACCACTGATCCGGTAGTTGATGTATGTGCTCAGAGACAGACTTTGCAAACTCAAGAGATACAGGAGATCCGCTATACCAAACAATACCTGCTGCGATCTTCATGTGGTCAGGATTCTCTGGTCTAAAAAACAAACCTACATCTTCTATATAAGGAGCAGGCATTGCTTGAAAATAACAATCAATATCTGTAATAAGAAGTCCTGCATCTGTTATGTACTTGTGTGCACTATGAAATCTATTACTACATAAAAAAGCCTTACTAGGGTTTTCTACTGTAATGTAGTGCACATTTGTCATTTTTCGTCTATCTACATACTGCTTTACTTTTTCATCTGGATTTACTACTTCGATAATAGGAGTATACCCGGCTCGAAAAGCCGAGTAATACCAAGCAGCTGCATGCTCATGAAAATATGCGCTATCACAAGATGCAAATACTTTTACGCTCACTAGTTTCCGCCACGAATAGTGTTGAGAATGAACTGTGGGTTAGTGTACATATAAGGATCTTCGGTTGCGTTGTCTTCACGACCTTCTTCGATGAACCAGTCTTCAATTGTACCATTGTTGACAATGCAAGCATAACGCCATGAACGACGGCCAAAGCCAAGATTGTCTTTGTCTACCATCATGTTCATCGCTTCTGTGAATTTACCACTACCGTCAGGAATTACTTGTACGTGCTCGAGGTTGTTTGCATTTGCCCACGCATTGCATACGAAAGCGTCGTTGACTGTGATGCAAACAATACCAGTAATGTGCTCGTCATAGAACTCTTCTGCGAGCTGCTCAAAGCTTGGCAGTTGATAGGTCGAGCAGGTTGGCGTGAAAGCGCCTGGCAGGGCAAACATAAGAATACGCTCGCCTGCAAATAAATCCCATGTGTTTACATCTAACCATTCGAACTTATCTGAAATTGGGTTGAGAATACGAGTTTGAAACGTTACTGAAGGTACCATCTCTGGTAGAGCACGCCAGTATCCTTTTTCTTCGTACTGTGAACGCTCGTGATGTGAGCAATAAATTGCCATCTGTTACTCCTGAAATAATTTATAAAAAGTGTCTGGTTTGTGTGCAATATAGTGTTTAGTGATATAGGTGTCTAACCACTTTTCATACTGCTCCACGTATCTGTTTCGTTGATTCCACATGTATGGATCAATCTCATTCGCATTCCATGAAATTGCATCATAGTCTGCATTGCCATATCGAAAGATAGGCTTTTTGTGCAAAATTGCTTCAAGTCCTGAGCCGCCTGAGTTTACACAAAAGAGTGCTTCGCAGTGTTTCAGAACTTCATGAATAGAAATATGATCTACCCACATATCCCCAGCTTTTCTCTCTCGAACAAATACTGCTTTGAGAGGAACCATAGAACCTGGGTTGATTGGGTGTGGCTTTACTACAATTGGTATGCCAGCTTCTCGAGCCCACGTCATTGCTTTCTGCAACCCTTGGGCCGCTGTGACCCCGCTATGGTCCCTAATGACAGTATCGTGTGGTAACTGACAAGTAAACAAAACGTACTTGTCAGGAAGATTTTCTCTTCCAAAAACTATATCTGGCTGCTCAAATTTACTCTCGTTTTTGGTTGCTGCTGATACATAGGAAGTCCAATAGATACTCTGAGAACCTACGTTCTCTACTTGAATTGGGTACATACTAGCGTCTACACACCATCCTTCAGAGTCAATAGAGAACAGATCTGGCAGACCCATCTGCATATAATACATTGCATGAGGCACATCAAACTCATACCTCTGTCGATGAGGTATAAGAACTTTATCACAATCTTTTGTGTGCTCTTCTGTAAACTGCCAGAGAGGGAGGTGTACTACTTCTAGTTTATGCCCACACTTGTTCGAAGCAAGGTGAAGAGAGTTTAGAAACTCTACATAATGCTTTCGTACTGGGTGATTAGGAGGTCCTGGTATTGCAGGAACAGGTCCAGGCTTGAAAGAGCAGTCCAAGCGGGGAAATAGTATTTTGATTTTCACTATTATACATTCTCAAGTCGTGTCATTAATCTTTCAGCCCGATTGGTGACTTGCTTGTACCACAGACTATCTCTTCCTTCAACCGCTGCCTGCTTCCAATCACGGTTTTTTAGCGCGGCTCTAAAATTCTTAAACTTTGATAAACGAGTGCGTCCCATGTTAAACATCATATTTACTAATACCTCCTGTACTTCGTCAGGCCATAGCATAAATCCGTTGTTATATAATGCGATGCACTCCATTTCGGCAGTATGCAGGTCGTTCTCAAAGGCTTCCCACACACGCTCTTCAGAAACAGGAGTACCGACTTCACATCCATACTCCGGGTCGTCTTTCACAATAAGGTGTCCGACACCCATTGTTGGGTATCCTAGATGGTCGTGATA